TCAAGGAAGAAATCTTTCTGCGCAAGAATGTCAGGGATGAAAGCAAAACTAACTTCAGCAAAGACAGCCAACGATCCAGACAGTAGGATTAACAAATCTTTGAGAGCATGGAACTGTTAAATGGAAACACATGACGCAAAAATAATGGCTGATGGAGCCGCAGTAGTCGTAGGACTAGGCGGTTTTATGCAATGGTTTCCCCCTGTTGTGGGGCTTGTTGGTGGTGTATTGACCATCGTGTGGCTGGGCTTACGTATATGGGAAACCGATACAGTTAAAGGCTGGAGAAAATAATGCCCAGCACAAGCGCCAAACAGCATAGATTCATGGAGGCGGTGGCTCATAATCCAGCGTTTGCCAAGAAGGCAGGAGTCTCGCAAAACGTGGGGCAAGACTTTAGTAAAGCCGATAAAGGCAAAACGTTTAAACAAGGTGGTAATACTATGGCTAGTAAAATGAATCCATTTGCAAAGTTTGAAAAATCTGGCAAAGATGTGGAAAAAAAGGGCATGAAAGAAGGTTCCAAAGCTGACATGGCTATGGACAAAAAGCAGATGATGAAAAAGGGTGGCAAAGCTTATGCCGTAGGTGGAGGTGTTAAAGCTTCTCCTATGGGTAAAGTCGTTGCTGGTGGTAAGAAGCCTCACGGCGAACATACAGTACAGAAGTCTGGGCATACAAAAGCAATGATGCCTAAGATGAAGGGTAGAACCATTTAAGGAGCAATCATGAAATCAAAACGCTACGCTGAAGGTGATTTGGTAGGAGAAGATGAGGGCAGAATGTCTGATCTCTCCACTAAGGTTGAGACTGGTGAGGGTATGCAGAGAATGCCTAAACCAAAGAAAGATAGAGTTGTTTCCAAGAAAGAACTTGAAGATTCTGGTCTAAGCCTTAGAGACTTCTTGAATAAAGAAAAAGGTTTAGATCGCAAGCAACCAGAAAACTGGAAGAAACGTGGTTTTGCAGGCTCAGAAACAGGTGGCGATGCTGCCATCATGTACCGCAAGTCTATGGCTTCTGGTGGTAAAGCTTATGCCAAGGGCGGAAGCGTATCAGCTATGGGTAGCGTACCCTCTGGTGGCAAACGTCCTCATGGAGAGCATAGCATACAGTTAAAGGGTCATACCCGTGCATTGATGCCTAAGATGGGCAAGTAAGGATCTATTATGAACTTAACTCCACTAGCTTTAGCTGCGGCTTATGCGTACCTGAATAAGGGCGATAAGGAGCAAGCACCTCCTGTTGCTCCTGCCGCTACTCCAGCAGTCACGCCTGCTGCTCAGATCCCTCCTAGAACTGACATGACTCAAATGTTTGGTGCAACTCAGGATGCTGAAGACATGGCGGCTGGGCCAATGGGGGGGCAAGCCCCTTCCGTGATGACAAAGAAAAACCCTTCGTTTAAACAAGCGTTTTCTGAAGCTAGATTGGCTGGAGATAAAACTTTTCAATGGAATGGTAAGCCGTACACCACCGAGTTAGCTGATAAAACTACTCCAATTCAAAAAACCACTAATAATCCCGGTGCAGTGCAAAAATTTATTGCTGGTCAATCTGCGCCTGACCAATCAGATGCTGAAACAAAAAGATTAAAGGCTCAAAACACAAAAGCTTTAGATTATAATGCCAAAAATTATATAGGCACTGATATAGACTCGGATTTATACGATCGTGGATTACCTAAAGATAAAAATAACAAAATTGATATTGATCAATTTATAAACAATGTAAAAACTCAAGATCAAAAAGAAAGCTTAAAAAGAACGCCATCCCAATATGATGAAATTAGAAAAATAGTGTTAAAAAATCACCCTAATAATTATATAGAAAATAGTAAACTTAAAGCAGAACCTGTTAAAAAAACTTACAGAGATTCAGATGGAAAAATTCACTCTTATGAAGAAAAACCCAAAGAAACATCTTCAACTAGAAATCCCAAAACTGGCAGACCGTATGCCAAAGGCGGTAAGGTTAAAGCCTACGCCAAAGGCGGTACTGTATCTGCCAGCAAACGTGGTGATGGCATAGCCCAGCGTGGTCACACAAAAGGAAGACTTGTATGATACCCTGCCGTGGCATGGGAGCTATTAATCCAAGCAAGATGCCGGGCGGCAAGGTAAAGAAACGCCGTGATGATACGGACTTCACGCAGTACGCCAAAGGTGGAGAGGTTGGTTTGTATGCCAACATTCATGCAAAACAAGCACGTATCGCAGCAGGATCCAAAGAAAAAATGAGAAAGCCCGGCAGCAAGGGCGCTCCAACTCAGCAAGCATTTATTAATTCAGCAAAGACAGCTAAATGACCACATCCGGCAAAACGTCCTTTGACCTAGACTTTACAGAGATTGCTGAAGAGTCTTGGGAGAGGGCTGGGCGTGAGATGAGAACAGGTTATGACTTACGTACAGCACGTAGGTCAATGAACCTTTTAACCATCGAATGGCAGAATCGTGGCTTAGACATGTGGACGTTTGATCAGGGGTCGTTTAACCTGACTCAAGGTTTAAACACCTATGCTCTGCCTTTGGATACCATCGACTTGCTTGACCACGTGATCCGTACCAATGCCAATCAACAAACCAACCAATCTGACCTAAGTATCACTCGCATTAGTATTTCTACCTATGCCACCATACCTAATAAGTTAGCTCAGGCTAGACCAATTCAAGTTTGGGTACAGCGTGGAGCAGGTGATTTGTCTCCACTGTACGCAAGTAACGGGGCAATGGTGACTGTCAGCACCGCCATTACATCCACAGATACATCAATTACATTGAGTTCAGTCAATGGATTGCCCGCCAATGGATACGTTCAGATCAACACAGAAACTATCTATTACAGCTATATCTCAGGCAATGTTTTAACCAATTGCTCTAGAGGACAGAACAACACCACCGCAGCATCTGCCACGGCAGCTACACAAGTTTACTTACAAAGGTTACCTGCTGTCACCGTTTGGCCCACGCCAGATGGATCTACCACCTATACATTTGTATACTGGAGAATGCGTAGGGTACAGGATGCTGGCGCAGGCTCAGAGACCGCAGATATAACATTTAGGTTCTTACCTGCGCTTGTTTCAGGATTGGCTTATTACATAGCCACCAAGACCCCAGATTTGATGCCCCGTATTGACATGCTCAAGACGCAGTACGATGAACAGTTTAACCTTGCCGCTGGAGAAGATAGGGAGAAAGCCGCTGTGCGGTTTGTACCTCGTCAAGCATTCATTGGCGGAGGTGCATATTAATGGGAAACAGATTTGCTTCTGGCAAATATTCAATTGCAGAATGCGACAGATGTGGACAACAATACAAACTAAAACAATTGAAATTTGAAGTCATTAAGACTAAACTATATCAAATAAAAGTTTGTGAAGAATGCTGGGATCCAGATCAACCGCAGTTGCAGTTGGGTATGTATCCCATAGATGATCCTCAAGCGGTGCGTCAGCCTCGTCCTGACTTGACTTATGTGACTTCTGGTATAAATACTTTAGGGTATCCTGCCGGAGGTTCAAGGGATATACAGTGGGGATGGAACCCCGTTGGCGGAGCAAGTAGTTTTGATGCGGTGCTAACACCAAACAATTTGGTGGGAGTCACAAGTGTTGGTACGGTAACAATAGGGAGTTAATCATGGACAAAGAAGATCTCAAGCAAGACAAAGCTTTGATTAAAAAAGCGTTTAAACAACATGACGCACAGGAACATAAGGGTGGCAAAGGCACAACTCTTAAGTTTGCTAAAGGCGGCAAGACAAACGAAATGATGAAGATGTATGGTCGTAACTTGGCTAAAGTTGCTAACCAGAAATCCGGAGGTTAATATGATAAAACCAACCACAAAGAACAGTCCAAAGATTGTGACTGGGAAAAATGTTAACAACTTGCCTGCGGAAGACTATGCTCCTCCACACACCATGACCGACAAGAAAGTCAGTGTTAACACATTCCAGTCAGATACCAAATCATCTGCTGCAAATAATGTCAACATGAGCGTTGGTGCAATCAATCGCATGGGTTATCCTCCTGTTAAAACCACTGGCATCAAAATACGTGGCACAGGCGCTGCAACCAAAGGCGTAATGGCTAGAGGGCCAATGGGTTAATTATGGCAATGACGTATGCACAACTCGTAGCTGCGGTAACAGATTACACGCAGAATACATTTACTACAACGACCATCGATACGATGATCAAGCAGGCGGAACAACGTGTGTACAACACGGTGCAAGTTGCTAACCTGCGTAAGAATGTAACGGGTGTGCTGACAGCAGGGAATAAATATTTATCCTGCCCCGGTGATTTCTTGTCTTCGTATAGTTTGTCTATCTTCCCATACAACAGCACCACCGCCACGGGAACCTCTGGTTTAAACACCATCACTGTTACAAGCAACTCCGGCATTGCCGTAGGACAACAAGTAACAGGCACAGGAATTGGTACTAATTGTTTAGTGCAAGGCATAGCAAGTACTACAATTACATTAAGTGTAGTGAATAGCGGTACAGTTTCAGGAACTATTGTGTTCCAAGGCGACTATTTGTTTTTGTTAAACAAAGACGTAAACTTCATGAGGGATGCCTATCCTTTATCTGCATCTGTATCTGTACCTAAGCATTACGCCATATTTGGCCCCGATTCTTCCAGTATAAATGAATTAACTTTCATTGTTGGCCCAACACCCAGTGCAAACTATTACGCAGAACTTCATTATTACTATTACCCCGAGTCTATAGTTACTGCTTTAACAACATGGTTGGGGGACAATTTTGATTCTGCGCTTCTTTATGGAACTTTATGTGAGGCTGGAGCTTACATGAAAAGCGGGCCAGATGATGGCATGTACACCTTGTACAAAGAACGTTATATTCAAGCTATTGCCCTACTCAAGAATTTAGGTGATGGTAAACAACGTATGGATGCTTATCGTGATGGTCAGGTGAGGGTTCCAGTAGCATGATAGTACAAACCCAGACCACCAGCTTTAAAGCAGAGCTTTATCAAGGCATACATGACTTGACTACGGACGTTATCAAAATTGCTTTATATACAGGTAATGCTGATTTAAATGCAGCTACCACAATCTATTCCGCAACCAATGAAGTAGCTAACACGGGCAATTATTCTGCTGGCGGGGCGATACTAACACCAATCACGGTATCATCTTTAGGGTATACGGCTTATGTTGGGTTTCCCAATATATCTTGGACTGCCACATTAACAGCAAGGTGTGCGCTGATATACAACTCTAGCCAAGGTAACAAATCTATAGCCGTGTTGGACTTTGGATCTGACAAAACATCCACCGTTACATTTACAATCACAATGCCGTCAAACACATATACTACGGCGTTAATCCGCAGTTCAAATTAGGAGCTAATATGCAAAACGAAAACATCAAACCCACCGAGGCTTCAGCAGTTTCTGTAGCTACCAAAGCGTTTCTTTTAGAAGATGCCAATGTTGTTGGTGCTTTTACGGTTACTTGTACAGACGCTGATGGCAATCTAAGGTGGGAAGAAACCTTTAAGAACCTAGTGGTCAATGCAGGTAAGAGTGATCTTTTGGGTAAATACTTTGCGGGTACAGCTTATACAGCCGCTTGGTATCTTGGATTGGTAGATGGTGGATCATCACCCACTTATAACGCCGGAGATACAATGTCTTCCCACGCAGGATGGTTAGAAAACACAGGTTATTCTCAAGCCACTCGCCCAGCCGCTGCGTTTGGTGCGGCTTCAGCATCTGGTGGTGGGCCAAGTTCAGCAGGTACTGGAACGATTGCCACTTCTGCTACAGCGTTTTCAATCAATTCCGTCATACTGCCATCAGGCACAATTGCTGGGGCTTTCCTAACCAGCGACAGTACT